ACAAAGATGATGGTTGATTTTGGGTTTCCAGCTGAAGATGATGTAATGAAACCAAAAGACACAACAGTATTTTCATTCCCTATAAAATGTAGTGAAGATGCCGTGTTTAGACAGGATATGACGGCCATAGAGCAATTAGAATTATGGAAGACATATCAAGAACACTGGTGCGAACATAAACCATCGGTTACCATTTCGGTTAAGGAAAATGAATGGATAGATGTTGGAGCTTGGGTTTATAGAAACTTTGATTTGATGAGTGGTGTATCGTTCTTACCATATAGTGAACATACATATAAACAGGCACCATATCAAGATTGTGATGAAAATGAATATAAGGAGTTATTGAAAAAGATGCCTACTGATGTAGATTGGTCTAAATTATCTGATTATGAAACTTCAGATATGACAGTAGGTTCTCAAGAGTTAGCTTGTTCTGCTGGCTCTTGTGAGATTCAATAATGCCCGGAAAAACAATTTATTGTGATTCTTGTGAAGCCGTTTTTAAAATAAATCATACAATGGATGATGAATACTATAAAGTAAATCATTGTCCATTTTGTGGAGAAGAACTAGATGATGAGTATGTAGATGAAGACACAGAGTAAAAAATCAAAAGGTAGAAGACTACAAAAATGGGTTAGAGAACAACTCATAGAAAAATTAGATATACACGAAGAGGACATTGAAAGTCGTTCAATGGGTGCTGGTGGTGAAGACTTGATTATGGCGAGAGCTGCAAGAGAAAAGTTTCCGTATTCTATTGAGTGTAAAAATCAAGAAAAATTAAACATTTGGGAAGCATATAAACAAGCATCAGATAATGCTGGTAAGTATGAACCAATATGTGTAATAAAACGAAACAATCAAAAACCATTAGTTTTGATTGATGCAGAATATTTTATGAGGTTACATAATGGACATTGAACAACATTACATAGATTTATATAGAGTTATGCACGAAGATAAAAGAAATTATCAAGGTATAAGCTTAATGAAAGAAACACCAAACATTGCTAATATTGTATTAGAAACTAATTCACATACAGTTTTAGATTATGGTTGTGGAAAAGGTAATCAATATATTGAATCACATTTAAATATATTGTTTCATATACCTGATGATAATATTTTTATGTATGACCCTGGATTTGATGAACATAAAAAATTACCAGATAGAAAATTTGATGGTGTAATATCTACTGATGTTATGGAACATATACCAGAAGAAATAATACCCAAAACACTAAATCAAATATTTGAAAGAGCAGAGAAGTTCGTATATCTTGCAATATGTACTAGACCGGCTATTGCTATATTACCAAATGGTGAAAATGCACATTGTACAGTTGAAAAACCTGATTGGTGGGAACCACATATTCTCAAAGCAAACAAGAATAAAGTATGGACAGAAGTAAATTGGTACGGAAATCACAACGATTATAGAAAATATAATACCACCCTTGACAAATAGACAAAACCTGTTATTATAAAATTATATTATTAACAAAGTGAGGTAAAATGATATATTTTTATAATACACACGAAGATATTCCGAAACATATTCAAGACTATGTTATGAAATGTTCTGATGTATCTGATATCAAAGAATTGTCTATCACAGACATTAATGCTTTTCTTACAGGTGTAGACCAGTATGAAGCTGAAGTAACAAATCAAACAATGGAGGATATGTATGAGATTCAAACAAGTACATAGATTCAATAAAAAGAGAAGAACTCCAGAGAGAAGATTACCTGGTACAACTGTTGCAGTTGAAAATGGTAATGTTGATAAAGCTATCAGAAAGTTAAAGAAGAAACTACAAAAAGAAGACTTTTTTAATGAGATTAGAAAAAGAGAGTATTACGAAACGAGAAACGAGAGAAAGAGAAAAGAGAAGGCTGCTAGTACAAGACGATGCATAAGAAAATTAGAAAAAATGAAAGCTGCGGAGGTTTAAAATGGTTTGGTTCTATCCTATTGTTGATAGGCTTATGTTTTACATCATATAACATTTTTCCTTTAAATCTTTACTTTATGATTATAGGCACTGGAACTTGGGTTCTAGTGTCTTATTTTTGGAAAGATTACGCACTGATGTTATTGAATTCAGTTAGTTTTATAATATCAGTTAGTGGTTTGATTAACTACTGGACATAAATATGAGTATGAAAAAGAAAAACAATGTTATCAATTTTCCTAAGAAATACATAGGAAAAAGAAAAGTTAAACTTCCCAATAAAGATGTTATTAGAGTAAATGAAGATATGGGGTTTGCTGACCAACTCACAGAAGCAATCATTGTACAAATGGTGCATGTGTTGTCAGATAACGATATCAAAGTAAGTGATACACAATTTGTTAAAGACTTATCTTTTGTAATTGAATCAATTAAATCTGCAGTATATAGAGATTTAAATTTAAATCACGAAATTCAACCTTTGGTTGATAAATTTATGGTACAAGAAAAAGATGAAAAAGGTCAAACAAATACAATATTTAAAATGGAGTTGATACAGAAGTTTTTAAAGGCTGCTGAAAAAAAGAAGTAATGATATTAGTTGATATGAATCAGGTTACTATTAGTAACCTAATGATACAAGTTAAAGCAGGTGATATAAACGAAGAGTTAGTTAGACATATGGTTCTTAACTCTATTCGTTCATATAGAACAAAATTCTCTAATGATTTTGGTGAATTAATATTATGTTATGATGATAAAAATTGTTGGAGAAAAGAATATTTTCCCTATTATAAATCAAACAGAAAAAAGACTAGAACAGAAAGTAGTTTAGATTGGAATGAACTATTTACTATGCTGAACAAGATTCAAAAAGAAATAGAAGAAAATTTTCCATATCAAGTGTTAAAGATAGAAGGTGCAGAAGCAGATGATATCATAGCAACGATTGTTAAGTCTGTGTCTACAACACCAGAATTATTTGAAGATATTCTTATATTATCTGGTGATAAAGATTTTATTCAACTACAAAAGTTTGAAAATGTAAAACAGTATTCACCTACAACAAAAAAGTATGTAGATGATTTAGACCCAAAACAATATGTGTTTGAACACATAATAAAGGGTGACAAAGGCGATGGAGTTCCTAATATATTATCTTCTGATACGGTGTTTGTAGAAGAACTAAGACAAAAACCTATTACAAAGAAGAAGTTAGGTGAGTGGAAAATGTTTGGTATACCAAAAGAAGAACACATTCAGAGAAACTATCAAAGAAATAAAAAACTGATAGATTTAGATGAAATACCAAACGATTTGAGAGAAATTATACATAATAAGTGGATAGAGAAAAAAATAAACGATAGAAGTAAGATACTTCCATATTTTATGAAATATAGATTAAAAGAACTTACTGAAAAATTAGGAGATTTTTAAAATGGTCGTTGAAGTTAGTAGACCTTTGATTAGTGAAATACTTGTAAAAGTTAATAATGCAAAGGACAAACCAAAGAAAATAGCAGTATTAAAACAATATGATTCACCAGGATTACGAATGGTTCTTAAATCAAGTTTTGACCCAAAAATACAATGGAGATTACCTACAGGTGATGTACCATTCAAAAAGAATGATGCACCAGCTGGTACAGAACACACAAGATTAGAACAAGAAGCTAGAACATTATTTCATTACATAAAAGGTGGTAATGATAAATTAAAACAGATTAAATGTGAAGCAATGTTTGTACAATTATTAGAAGGTTTACACGAAAGTGAAGCCGAAATGTTAATAGCAGCAAAAGATAAAAGATTACATCAGGTATATAAAGGGCTGTCAAAACAAGTAGTACAAGAGTCTTTTAATTGGGACGAAGATTACTTAGATATGACACATAAAGATTATAAAAAAAGTGCATAGAGGGGGTTGACAACTATATCAACTTATGTTAGATTATAATTTTAATATTAATTTTTATTTATAGGTATATTATGTTTTATATGATTTTAGGTTTGTTATTCAGTATTGTTGCGGCGGGTGCAGTTGATGGTGATGCCTCTCTAACCACTCTTTCCATCGCATCTGTCGCTGCAATTGCGTTTATGATTCTTGGTTCTTATAAGATGAATAAAGATGAAAAAGACATCTAAACGCAGGGTGAAAGGGGTTCAACCGAACCCCACACCCATCCAAGAGAGAGGATATGCAATGTATTTTAAATTAATGAATTGTATATTAGTGGGTTTGATTTTTGTTTACTCTATTTACAGACCAGAGTATCCAAAACCAAAATATATTGAAA